AGTAATCTCGGTAGGTGTGTTGCCGTTAGTTCCGTACTGGCAGTTGTAAATGGAAGCTGTAGACTCAAGAACACTACGTGTAATCTCGTCCATAGTTTCACCCAACTGTTGAGCAAGAACTGGCATGTTGTCATTTAAAGTTGGAGATTTGACAATGTATTGTACTTTGTCTGAAACAGTTAAAAAATCACCATACTGGGAAAGCTTAACTGTTTGGTCTACAACATTAAGTTTAGAACCTGCTGGAGGAACTCCCTCGGACAGAGGTACTGTCGCAGTAGGAAGGTTTTGAATACGTCTCCAGCGCATTTGGTCGGATTCTTGATCGGGCTGACGAGCCTTTTGAGCAGGAATCTCATGAATTAAGAACGGTTTCGCCCTAGCCAAAAGTTGACGATTAAAATAAATGTCTGGCTGTGGAGAAACGTTGCTTGTAGTAGTTACGTTTGGCATAACTAGTACCCCTCTTTTTAGTTTGTTTAACCGCCCATTGCGTAGCTATCACCCATGGCAATGATTTCAGCATCGCTCATGTTTTCCCATTGGCTCGCTCGGTTTAAGGAAGCGGAACTTCCCATGCCGGCTACAGAACCAGGCTTTGACATGTTATTAGCAATCCTTTGCGCTGATGGATTACTAGCTTCTGTCAACTGGTCTTTGTAGTAAGCTGCGCTGTTTACGACAGCTTCATAAGCATCCGACCAAGGAGTCGATGAGTTCATGATCGCTTGCTTTTGGGAGTTGGTTAAATATTTTTGATACGTTTCTATTTTCTTCTTAAAATCAGGATCTTTTGCTTGAACCTGCACCATATCAATAGTGGACTGCATCTCACGCTCTTTCTTACCTACCACGTCATTTACATACCGTTGTAAGTCCGAAATTTCTGCGTAGTCAGACGCTTCTTTATCTCCGAAGAAATTCTCATCTTGGCTTTGTTTGGGTTGAGCAAAGTTGCTTACCTGATTTTGCAAAGCATAGAGTTGATCTCTAAGTAATGAGTTTTCTTCTTTCATTTTTGAAAGCGTCTCATTAGCCTGCTTCCAATTATGATCTTGTGCGGATTCATAAGACCCATTCTCAGCGGCGACCTGAGTATTTTCGCCCGACATTTCGCCACCGTCGACATGGCTGCTTTCGACCGTTTGTTCTGCCATTTCTGGCTGTAATTCTTCTTCTTGCATTAGTACCCCTAAATGCAGTTTTTAAGCCTCTACGGCTTTTAATTTTCGTGTGTAGTCTAATTCGCCTTTACCATCTAAAGGCATATAGTTGTACATATCGGTATTCACGGTATCCGGAGGAAATACCATACTTTCTATCCTTCCCTGCTTCCAGTTCACATAAAAGTGAATGGTATTAGAGATTGGCTGTGGCTTTACATTAGTAGCTGTCCAGCCATTGCGGATAACATTGGCTAAATACATGTCCGGCTTTTGCTGGAAGATTAACCAAAATTCATCCCATCCCTGATCTTTTCTAACTTCCTTAATCTTCTCATGTAGCTCATTTGCGAAGATCTCATTGCTCATCTCTTCAATGAGGTTTCCTGCTTCAAAGGTCACTGGCTATCTCTGCCTCTTGTGTAATCGGTAATTGTGGTGTTGATTGCATTAATGGTTCAGTTGCATCGTAGTTGCCGGTAATGGCAACTTGCGCCATAGATCTTTGTGACGATTCCTGCACGTCTTCTTTGTTTTGTTGCCTCTGTGCCTCTTGCATTTTAAAGACCAGATCTAAGGTCTGTGACAAGAAGCGGATATCTTGCTCTTGAAGCTCCTTACCGGCTTTAATCTGCTCAAGTGTAGCTCTTGCTCTGTCTAGTTGTGACTGTGAGAGACGCTCCCTTGCCAATGCCTCATCTGCTACCATCCTTGATCGTCTCTCTGCCGCTAACGATAAATCGGAAACAATTTTGGAGTTTTGCAAGGCTTTTTGCATTTCCTCGGCCTCGGCAATTTTTACCTGCTGCTCCTGCGCTTGCGCTTGGCCTTCCTCGTAGTACTTCATCAGCTTGGACTTGTCAGCAATTGGCATCTCTTCAATCAAGAACTTGTCAGGGATTGGTATTCCGGCTGCTTTTGCCTGCAAGCCTTGGACATAAGCTAAATTGCGCTGTGAATCTGTAAGGTTTGTTTCTTTGACCACACAATCGTATTTGCCAAAGTTCTCTTCGAAAAATTCCTGTGTGGGGGCTTTGCCGATGATTCTTTCTACTTTTGTGGCATCCCAGTTCTTTTGCATGAGATTAATAATCTTTTGACCAAGGATCTTCTGTGATAAGTCTAGATTGTCAAAAAACTCACTAAGAGAAGTTGTTCCGCTTGCCTGACGCATCTTTATCGCTGTGCCGGATATTTGACCGCCTGCGTCTACAAGGCCGAGGTTTTCATCCGTAACACCTGTAATGCCGTTTATGTCCTGGTCTATCATCTGTGTATAGGCAAAAGTACCCTGCGGAATATCGCTAGGCACAATAGGCTGCAAGTCTTGCATCTGTGACTCTTTGCTCATCACAATTTGAACGCCTTGTCCGGTCTTGTATAAATCTTTGTTATTGACTACTGAGCCTTGCTTGTAAATCCAGCCGGTAGAAGCCTTGCTGTTAATCATATCAAGGATTTTAGAACGCTGACGGTTAAGATCTGTCTGCGGATCTCGCATACAGCGAACCACACCTTGAAGCTTATATGAGTAATCATCAAGTTCAGGTTCGTAGTAACCTACTACCGGAACAAAAGGATAGTCTTCACAGCCGGATGGCTGCTTGCCCGAATAGAGCAGATTGCCTTCAACGATGATATTAAGATCTACTTCACTTACTGAAATATCCTTGACCATGACAAATTCACCAAAGCGCATGACCAATGGCTGACCTGTAGGCATCATCACTTGGGCATTGTCATTTAAAAACGCATCGAGAGCTTTTTTGCTGCCTCTAAAGATTTTAGTTTCGCCTGAAAGCTTGTTTATTAAGAGCTTGGCCGGCCTTGTGACTTGCTTGTAATACTCGTCATAAGATAGCAAATTACCAACAGCTTTGTTTGAATAAGTCATATATTCGTACTTGCCGTCATTGCTGGCACTTTCTATTTTCATTACAGCCTTGCGCTCATCGGGTAGCAAAGCTCCAATTTGCTCTTTTGATAAAAAGCGTCTACGCATGATAAATCGGCAGTCTCTTAAATCGGCTGCGCCATTCCAGTATGGATCTATAAGAAAGGAGTTGTACGGCTCTCTTGATATGCAAATATCGCCATACTCATGGTCTTTACGGTAGTCTACCCAAGTTTCAAGCAAATTGAGACCTGTGATAACAGCACCCTTAAAAGCATTGGAAATTGTATGGTAGCCGTTTTGCGACTGCATATTCCATGTTAGAAGATCGGAAAAAATATCTGCGGTCTCTGTATCAGACCCCTCTTGTGGCTCGCAAGCTATCCCCAGCCTGTTACGCCTCTGAAAACCACAGATATTATTTACGACTCGCAGAATCTTGTTATAAACAAGCGCAGTCCTTCCCTGCCGTTGAAGATAGTTTTTTTCTTCTTCGGAATATTGACTGCCTGTGTAGAAAAGCAAATCTTTATTTGCTTGTTCGAGGTATTCCCACCATAGCGAGGACGCTTGACGGTATGCCTCTTCCCACTCACTGACAATGTTTTTATCAGTGTCTTTCATAAAGTGTACCCTAAGAGAATGTTGCGCTAATCACCTAAAGGCTTCTTCAAATATATACTTTACTATGCAATTTCCTGTAATATTTTTTTTAAATTAAACTCTCTTTCGATCGACTACACTTGACAAAGTCACGAGCATTAACCATTGCTTTTTAGGTGGATAGGTGCTAGAATCTTGGAGAATTTGGAGGATAAACCATGCCGTACGAATACCTTTACGAACTAGTCCAGCAAGTAAACCCTGCTGAATTATTCATCATCGGGATGATAGCCGGATGGAGTCATAATTCTTTAAAAAACGAGATAAAAAGCGTTAAAACAGAGCTTAAAGCCGATTTTAACAGAGAAACCAACTTTCTTAGAGGTGATATTGCCGAGCTTAGAAAGGAGCAAATACGCACCGGAGAAAGAGTAGCAAGGCTTGAAGGGCATTGCCATTTTAAAGAAGAGTTAGAGAGTTAAAACATGGAAGAATTCAAAATCTTTTAATGAGCAGCTAAAGTTACCTTTCCATATCATGCTTTAGGTCTATTACATCAAAATATCTCCATGCCTTTATCCTCTTATTTTTGATTGGCTTTCTTGCATCCCATTCTGAGCCTGTCCACCATGCAGGCTGTGTGCTGTCGTCTTCGTAAAGGATTTCTAAAAGCTCAAAAGGAACTGGATTTTTACGGTTTTTACGATCTAAAACTTTGCCTCTGTTCTTTCGATAAATCGGAACCGGTCGATTGCTGTTTGTCTCTATCCAAGGATATTTTTCAAAATTGCGCTTGTATTTCGACTTCCCACCCATCCTTAAAAATATCCTGTTGTGTGATTTGCGTTCATTTGGTAAATTTCTTCTGCGCTGACGCTAGTTTCTCCTTCGGAGAACATAGTGTACCCTAGGAGAAGGGTTTCCATCGCTTTTGTCCCATGAGAAGCCCAATTATGAAAGGGTTTGTCTGCATAAGTACCCCTCTTGTGGTCAAACTCTCTTTTATAGTTATCAAGAGCTTTGATTCCCTTTTCCGTTTTCTCTTCGTCAAACCATATCATAGGGATTGACTTTCGAATTAACTCTATGCCATCGGCCTGGCAAGCAATAGCTTTTGTAACGGTACATTGCAACCCATGCTCTTTTTCAAGAATCTCCTGCCTCGTAAACTTGTCTCGTCTCTCAAAACTTCTTCTGGCTGCATCGTGTGGCAAAAAATGCCTGTCGTAATAATAACCACGGTCATACGCATAGGATTTAATAATATTGGCATAGTGATATAGGCTCTCGTCATTGTTCTCGTAGTAGTCGATCATCCGCAAAAAGATCCCATGCTTTTGAGCAAACCATATCGCTGTAGCATCTGACAGCCCCAAGTCCCAGCCTGTACAAACCGGTAGGCTCTCGTCATAGGGAACTATTGTTATTTGCCCTCTAGCCCTGACTTTTCCCAAGATTGTGCTAAAATATCGACCCTCCTTCGTGCTTTTAAACGCCTCTTCGGGATAGGAAGGGAACTCCGCAAAAGTATCGTCACCGTTTTGCTCCCACTTCTTGACGTACCAGTTCTTTTGCTGCTGGCTTAGCGTGATTAGCTGCTTGTATTGCAGATCTTCAAAGTACTTTTGCAGGTCTTGCGGAATGTAAACTTTTTCATCTAAAAAATATGACGGCTCTTTCCACCAAGGAAAGAAAAAGAACTTGTAATCCATAGAGCTAAGGACGGCTTTTTGCTGCTCAAGCTTCTTTGCCATCTCGCAATACTCAAAAAACTTGCCCTCGTCACCCTTGGCCGTACTCTCTATAAAAACCGTTGAACCCTCGTGCAGAGTGTTTAAACAGCCTGTTACAATCTCCCTTGCCCTTTCGGGAAAGTGTGTGCTGATATATCCGAACTCCGAGATATGCAGACCTTGAAGAGTGCTAGAACGCACCGATGTAGCCACACGAATGGAAGAGCCGTTATTCCAAGCAAGCTTGTTAGCGGTCTTGCTCGTTTCCTTGAACGCCGACTTAAGATCGGGTCTGAGATTGTCCCATGCAAACCGTATCTTTTTCTCAAAGATCTCCTGTACGTCTGCCTTAGTTTGTGCAATGATTGCGCATTGCGTATTTGATCTGAAAAGTGCTTCATCTAATAACCATATGTCTATGAGTGTGGAAAATCCTAGCTGCCGAGCTTTGAGAATAACGTTTTTTTTATGTACCTTGTCAAAAAAATCTTCCTGAGCCTTTCGCATCTTGAAAGTAACAACCTGCCCATTTTCGTTTTGAATCCTGTACAGATTGTTCATTCTCCATTTTTTATCTTTGCATAGCTCAATCAATTTCTTCTTGCTGATCTCTTCCAGAATCTCCATTTTCTATGACCTCAACTTCTGCCTCTTCGATCTCTACAGTATTTCTTTGTGTGTCGACTTCCTTTAAAATCTGAGTCCATACCCCATCGCCTGAATGATGAACTTCCTTGGGCTTTTCTTCGTAGCCGATATGGTGACCGAGCTTGTCTAAAATATCTTTCAATAGTGCAATTGAAGGGATTTCGCCTTGCTCTTTGAGCTTCTTAGCTGGTGTTAGAGCTAGGTATTTAGCCCTTTCTAATGCTGCGTTGGCGATCTTGACTTTGATTGTATTAGGCATTTTTTCAAGCTTGTAATAGAAAACATGCTTATAAAAATAAGTATAGCTTAAACCCGAAAGGTCTGCTGCCCGGCCTATGTTGCCCGAAGTCTCTTCCAGATAGTCCAGCACTTGCTTCTTTGATAGCTTGACTCTTAGCCCACAGTCTTTTATTCCATGCCGTCCAAGCATTAGCTGCCATGTTTTGATTGACACGCCAGCAAGTAATGCTGCTTTAGTCTCATCGCCCTTGGCTTTCTTCATGAGCTCTTTGACTTGGCTCTTTGTAAAATCGCAAGCCTTGAGGTCTTTGTATCGCTCTAATGCTTTGATCTCTTCGTCTATCATTTCATTTTAGCCCCTGCAAAGCCTTTTAAAACTTTGCTGATCTGCTTTTTCAATGAAGCTGCGCTATCTGTGTCTACTTCAATCTTGATTGTCTCGGTCGGGTCAATTTCGGGTTCTACATTATCAATAATCGGGTCATAGCCTCCCAAGTCTTTAGGATCAAAGCCACAGTCAAGCACAAGCTCAGGATCAAAACAGTTTGCGATTATGTCATAGTCCCACTCTGCCGTTAGCTTGTTATCAAGTAAATTGATTCTTAAAAACTCTTCATCTGTTATCGGCCTTGAAGGGTACTTGACCAAGACTTTTGATACCTTGAACTCTTGCAAAGCTCGTTTGCGCTGGTGACCGCCTATAAGCCTTGAGTCTTGATCTACTATGAAGATTCCAAAATCTCCATTCTCTTCTAAGCTCTTGACTAGCGAATTGTAAAAATGATCGTCCGCTACCCTCGGATTATTTTCAAAAGGTATCAGGCTTTCAACGTCCCTTAGCTCAAACTTCCACTCAATCCCAAGTTCTTTTTTCAATTTTGCTCCCACTCTTTTTTTTGCGCCCGCATTGCTTCCGCACTTCTTTAGATGTCTTTAATCGCTTAAACTGACCGTTTTTTGGCCTTCCAGGCTTGTTTTTTAGAATAGGCTCTCTAATAGGCTCTTTCTTTAGTGCAGGCTCTTTCTTTTGCAATTGCTCAAGCTTGTTTGTATACGCTTCTGCTGTCCTATCACCAGCTTTTGCTATCTCAGGCCGTTTACTCTCTTCCTCTGTCTTCTGTCGCTCTTCTATCTCTTCTTGCGTCAAATCCCAGAATTGAACACTCATATTTTCCCAATGCTCAGCTACCCACAAGATCGGATCTGCTTTCTTTTCAACGTCATGTTTTGTAGCGTTTTGAATGAGTCGCAAAGCTTTGTAAAACTCTTGCGGATTATTGCAGCGCAAGCCTATAGTACTTAAGCCATAAACCACGCCCAAAGCGTGATATTTATCTTCAAAGGCCTCAATGAGCTTTTCAATAATCGCCTTAGCGTCATCAATATTTTTAATTTTTCGCATTTCCGCAAAGTCGAGCATGTTAACCCATTATTTGAATTGTTTTTTGATCGTCTGGCAAAATAATCTTTATAGCTTGTGGCGGCTCTTTGCCATGCTTAGAAAATATTTGAAGAAGAGGAGTTTCGTTTGTGTTGCAATCTGTAAAAGGCAAGAAATATTTTTCATTGATAGATTCTTTGCTATAAAACATTATTTCAACCAGCCTCTGCAAAATTTTAATTTCAAACTAAAACACTATAGGAATAATTTCGAAGTAACATAATGCAAATTATCAGATCCAAAAATTATTTGAATTTATTTCCAAATGTAAAGTATTTCAAAA